AGACGTGTGCTCTTCCGATCTAAGGCGTAGCGCCCGGTTTTTTTGTAAATATTGAGGCGCTATAGTCTCGACATCAAGCAGTTATGAGAGATGGAAACAGAGAAAGAATCACTACAAGTTACTGATTTTGAAAGTAAATTTCTGTTCTCTTTGTCACAGCTCAGTAACGAATTTGGGCCAGCCCGCGAGACTATAACGAAGCGTTTGCGTGCTGCTGGAGTCCGTCATCATTCGATGCGTGCAGGGCATCCGGTTTATCGAGTTGGTGATGCTGCCCGCGCTATACTTGCGGAAGAGTTGGCGTTTCAAAGTATTTGTGACCCGGACGAGCTGCCGCCAAAAGATCGCCTGGACTACTACAGGGGCAGCACTGAAAAACGCAAACAAGAAGTTGATGAAGGCAGGTTAATACCTGCTGATGAGCATAGCCAAGGCATGGCTGAGGTCGTAAAGATTTTGGTGCGTACGCTCGACACCATACCGGATGTGTTAGAAATGAAATGCAAACTATCGCCCTCTGCATTAATAGAAATCGAAGGGCATTGTGATGCCGCCCGCGTACAGTTAGCGACTGAACTAGAAGGCTAGCATGTACGCAACAAGTGCAGCTATCCGGCGAGAAATAGCGACGCTGGTCCGACCGCCAGCACGCATGAAAGTCAGCGAGGCGTCTGCCAAGCATGTTTATGTGCAGACCAGCGGCGGCGGCACCAAACTCTGGGATCCAACGCTCACGCCGTACATGGTTGAGCCCATGGATCTCATAACGAGCCGCGAGTATCAGGCCATTGTTTTTGTTGGTCCGGCGCGAACGGGAAAATCGCAAGCGCTGGTTGATAATGGATTGGCGTACGGGGTGGCATGCGATCCGTGCGATCAAATGCTGATGCACATCAGCCAGGTAAAGGCGGCAGACTTTTCTAAGCTGCGGATTGATCGCACATATCGTAGCAGTCCAACGCTGGCAAAACTGCAAAGCAGGCGTAGTCAAGACGATAACGTCTACGAGAAATTTTACAAAGCCGGCAACGTAATAAAGCTGGTGTGGCCAAGCAAAAACCAAGTTGCCTCGTCAGAGTACAAGCGTGTGTATATTACCGATTATGATCGGATTGCGCTCAACATTGACGGCGAAGGCTCGGCATACATTATGGGCAGTAAGCGCACGGAAACGTACATGAGCAGCGGTATGACGATTGTTGAGTCATCGCCAGGTCGCGAAATAAGCGACCCAAAATGGCAAAAAAAAACACCGCACGAAGCGCCGCCAGCGCCCGGCATAATGGCGCTGTATAACCAGGGCGACCGCAGGCGGAGATATTGGCAATGCCCTCATTGCCGTGAATACTTTTTCTCACCTTGCGGCTTAGACGCATACAATTTTAACAACGTTATTGATCTTGCTGGTAATACCGACCCATCAATCATGGGCACGGTACGGCTCGTCTGCACTGAAAATGGTTGTTTGATTGACGCCGACCACAAGTTTGCAATGAATTTAGGCGGATTGTGGGTGCCGGAAGGTTGTCGAATTGAACGCGAAGGAAAAAACTACGGCTTGGCAGGTGAGTCGCGCGTTACCGGTATTGCATCATTTTGGTTAACCGGAGCATATGCTGCTTATCAAAGTTGGCAAAGTATTGTAGGAAAAAACCTGTCAGCTCAACGCGAATACGAAATAACAGGCGACGAAGAATCACTCAAAGCCACCGTCAACGTTGATGACGGCGCACCGTATTTACCAAGACGCTTAGAGTCTGAAATAAGCGCCAGCGACATACAAAATCGCAGCGAAGATGGTTTGCTGAAGCGCATGGTGCCAGCCGGGGTACGTTTTCTCGTCGCTAGCGTTGATGTACAAGGTAACAAGTTTATTGTGCAAGTCACCGGCTACGGGGTTGATTACGAAAACTGGCTCATTGATCGCTTTGAAATTTACATCAGCGAACGCGAGAGAGAGGGGCAACCATTACAGTTAGACCCGGCAGGCTACGAAGAAGACTGGCTGCTAATCACAAGTAAAGTAATAAAACGTAACTACCCGCTGGCCGATAATTCAGGTCGCAAAATGTCAGTGTTTATCACTGCTTGCGACTCCGGCGGTAAAGCAGGCGTGACAGATCGGGCTTATAAATATTGGCGCAAGCTGAAAGCTATTGGCCTACACAATCGATTTATGTTGGTTAAAGGCGAGCGGCCAGGGCCGCAAACCAGAAAGCCATTGGTTACAAAGTCGTACCCCGACAACACCCACCGCAAAGATCGCAAAGCGACGGCGCGCGGTGACGTGCCGCTATGGTTGCTTAACACCACACTGCTAAAAGATGCGGTATCGGCTGACCTGAAGCGCACTGATGTCGGCCCAGGGTATATGCACTTTCCCGACTGGTTAAAATTGGCCTTCTACGAGGAGTTAGTCGCCGAAGTCCGCAGCGAACGTGGATGGGATAACCCTGGCGTCTCGCGCAACGAAAGTTTCGATCTGTGCGCTTACAGCAAAGGGGCTATAGCCGCCGTGCTCGTCGACAACAAAATACAGCAAATCGATTGGGACAACCCGCCATCGTGGGCAGCTAATTGGGATAACAACAGTCAGATAGATAAAACAATCACAGAGTCATCAGTAAAAATTAAACGCGCCCGCCAATTCGACGACGACAAAGCGTCGGCCGAAAATATCGCTACGAGGAATAATGAATTTATTTGATCAAGAAAATTACCCGACTGTCGAGCCAGACACGTTAAGTGTCGGTGATCGGTGGGCTTGGCAAAGGCCCGATATTGCAGCCATTTACCTGGCGGCCGATTATGCGTTGAGTTATGTCGCATGGCGGACAGAGGGCACAGAAAAGATTGAAATCAGCGCCACTGATTTTATTGTTGCAGTAGATATTGCAACGACAACCGGCTACGTTGCAGGCGATTACGCCTGGACTGCTTACATAACGCAGCTTAGTGATAACCAACGCATCACTGTAGACAAGGGCGTGATGTTGGTCAAAGCCAATGCAGCAACCGCAAACGTCGACAATCGCACCCATGTTATAAAAACACTGGCGGCTATTGAAGCTGTTATCGAAAAGCGCGCAACCAAAGACCAAGAAAGCTACACGCTTAACGGCCGGTCGCTTGCGCGTACGTCAATTGGTGCTCTGTTAATGTTGCGAGCGAAGTACCGACAAGAAGCTGCAAGCCAAAAGAAAACCGTGCAGCAAGAAAAAGGATTGGGCGGCAGCAACAAAGTGCTGCTAAGGTTTAATAGCTAATGGCATTAAGGGATTGGTTTACGCGTGCCAAGTCATCTGTAGACAGCACTGCTGCACGCCGAGAAAATATACGCAATCACTCACCTAACCCATTTGCCAGCGTGCGACCAGTGCGCACGCGCAACTTTGCTGCAGCAAACACAGGCCGGTTATTTGCAAACTGGCAAACACATTTCGGCGACATAAATAATTATCTGGTAAGCCAGTTACATATCGTTAGATCACGCTCGCGCGAGCAGGTTGTTAACAATTCTTACGGCCGCCGCTATGTTTCGATTATGAAATCCAACGTGGTTGGCGAGGTCGGCGTGACTGTCCAGGCGCAAACAATGCGCGGCATCGGTAAAAATAAAAAACTAGATACCGACGCAAATGATGCAATCGAGGGGGCTTACAAAGATTGGGCTAGCAGACACTGCGATTATTTCGGCGCAGCATCTTTGCTTGATTTTCAAAATTTAGCAATCAGCTCGCCCTGCACCGATGGCGAATATTTGTTTATCGAGCACAATGAGGGTGAGTACGGCTATCAACTCGAAAATGTAGACCCAGAACGGCTCGACACCAGCAGAAATCAAACTGAGAGAAACGGCGACATTACTTGCATGGGGGTCACGCGCAACGCTAAGGGTCATCGCGTGCGCTATTGGTTGCGTGAGATCGTAGGGCAGTCGGCTGGCTATATTAGTTATTCTCTAACGCGCAGCACGCCGCTAGATGCTAACAGAGTAATTCATGGCTTTGTGCCCGAATGGCCAAATCAAATGCGCGGTATACCGTGGATGGTTGCCGCCTTACCCTCGATGCAGTTATTAGATAAATACGACGTTGCGGCGCTGGCCGCAGCGCGCGCAGGGGCTGAAAAACTAGGCGTTTACTACAGTGAGACAGGGGCGGAATCGATAGGCGGCTCGGAAGACGAAAACGGCGCGCAAATCCAAGACTCTGAAATTGCTGCATTTGAGCAGCTACCCGCCGGCATTATAGATTTTAAAACTTACGACCCGACTTATCCGCATGCTATGTATGCCGATTTTCACAAAGCGATGGTGCGGCGTATCAGCTCCGGTCTTGATTTATCTTATCATGTGTTAGCTAACGATCTTGAGGGCGTAAACTTTAGCAGTTCGCGCACGGGAACGCTGGAAGATCGCGGCTTGTTTCGACAACGGCAAGCGTGGCTTATTAATAGTCTACTCACGCGCGTGTATGAGCGCTGGCTCATTAATGCCGTGTTGCGCAAAAAAATACGCATTGGATCACGCCCGCTCGCGCACCCGGTTGATGAATACCTAACTGCTAAGTTCCAGCCACGTCGCTGGGATTGGGTCGACCCGCTTAAAGATTTGAAAGCAAACCAAGGTGCTATAGAGCTAAAGCTAAAATCACGCAGCCAGGTTATTAGAGATGGCGGCGGGGACCCTGATTCGGTGTGGCGAGAGATTCAGCGCGAAGATGCGCAGCTCGCAAAAATGGGGCTACTAAAACCAGAGGACGCAAACAGTGGACAAATTTAAAACAAACGAATATCAGGGCGTCATACATCATCGCTCAATCAAGATCGAGAAACGCGCTGATATTGACATAGAGGCCCGCACCATTGAAGTGGCCTTTGCGTCTGAAACACCCGTCGAGCGTTACTACGGCGATGAAATTTTAGACTTGTCACCGCAAAGTGTGAGGCTTGATCGTTTGAATAACGGCGGCGCGGTGCTGGTCAATCACGACACCAGGGATCAAGTCGGTGTGGTGGAATCAGCAAGGGTCGACTCTGACAAAGTTGCGCGCGCACTGATTCGCTTTTCAAAGGGTGCGGCTGCAGACGAAATCTTCAAAGATGTCGTCGACGGAATTCGGCAGCTTATATCTTTCGGTTACAGAGTCTACAAATTCGAAGAAACCAAGCTTGAAGGCGGGGGCGTGAGTGTCCGAGCTTTAGATTGGGAGCCGCACGAGATTAGTGTTGTAGCAGTGCCTGCCGACGCCAGCGTCGGGGTTGGCCGAAGTCTCGATGCCAAGGTCAGTGAAAAAACATCAAACATAAAACATAATGAGGCACATGAAATGAAAGAAGAAAAAGTCACCACCGAACCCCACGCAACCAACTTTGACGTTGAGGCAGAGCGCAAAAAGTTACGCACACAAGAAACCGAGCGCACCAACAAGATCCGCGCTATGTCAGATAAGCACGGCTATGACGAGGTCGGTCGGCGCGCGATTGAAGAAGGCGACACGTTTGAAAAGTTTAGTCGCGATCTGCTTGATGAAATCGGCAAAACAAATAACAGCGCACGCGCGAAATCAAAAGAGGATACCGACCTTGGCTTGTCTCGGCGCGACAGAGATCGCTTTTCTTTTGTTAAGTTGATGTCGGCGATATCTAACCCCAATGATCGCAGCGCGCAAAATGAAGCGGCGTTTGAGCTAGAAGTGTCGGCAGAGTCAGCCGGCAAAATTGGCGGCGAATTTAAAGCGCGTGGTGCCTACATTCCAGACGATATCTTGTTGCGCGACATCCCTGAAGATGTTTATCGCGAATCTACGCGCGATTTGTCGACCCTCACGGCTGGTGCAGGTGGTGTGCTAAGCGCCACCAATTTGCTTGCTGGCTCGTTTATCGACGTGCTGCGTAACGCCATGGTGATGGCGCAGGCGGGTGTGCGCATGATGCCTGGTTTGGTCGGCACACAAGACATACCGCGCAAAGTAAGTGGCGCATCGGCAACATGGATAGGTGCGGAGGACACCGACGCGCCAGAAAGCGAGGCCGCATTTGACATGGTGACTCTGACGCCGAAAGATTTGGCATGCTTTACCGAAGTCACACGCCGCTTATTGCAAAACTCAACCCCGGCGGCCGATGGTTTGATTCGTGACGATCTAGCCATGGCTCAGGCGCTAGGTCTCGATTCTGCGATTTTGTACGGATCAGGGCTTGCAGGTCAACCGACCGGCGTCGCGAATCAAACAGGCATTAATACGTTTTTGTTGGCGGCAGCAAATCCGACTTACGCAGAAACGATCAGGATGATACGCGAGGTTATGACTGATAACGCATTGATGGGCGCATTGTCATACATCATCGACCCACTCGGCTGGGAAGCAGCAATGACAACCGAAAAAGCCGCCAATACTGCGCAGTTTTTGATGAGCGAAATGGGCACGATGAACGGCTACCAATCGCGGGTCACCAACCAGGTCGCCGCAGGTGATTGGTTTTTTGGTAATTGGGCGGATGTCCTGGTTGGTGAATGGGGTGGCCTTGAATTAAACGTTGATCCGTATACGCACAGCCTGAAAGGTCGCGTACGTTTTATCACGTTTAAAACCGCAGACGTTGCGATTCGCCAACCCGGCTCGTTTTTGCTAGCGAATGACGGCGCCTAATGGTCGCTAATGATAAAAAAAACAAGATTGCGGTTTGTTTGGACGTGTTGTGATTTCTGTAGCAGAGAACACAAATCTAAGTTGGCCGCAATTCTTCATTCGCGCTGGATGTATTTTAAACGAGAGAGTGTCATGAGGAAAAAACAATGTCAAAAGTAACATTGATAAGAGGGACGGTAGTCGGCGGCAAGCGCTATGCGCTGAAAGGCGGAGAAGAGAAAACAATCGAATGCACCGATGCTGAGGCACGGTATTTGATCAACACAAAACGCGCGACGGCGATGGACAAAAAGCGCAGTAAGCCAAGCCAGCCTTCGGCGGAATCGCAAAAAAGCAGCAATGATGTTGCAGGTAAAAGCTTAGTCTAAATGTCAGCCGAATCACCAGAAGATTTGGCATTGTTTTTCGACCCCGACGAGTTTGGGGTCGAAATGCTTTACTCAACGCCTGCTAATGCACTTACGCATCCGGCTAACGCCGTGCCGGTTGTTGTCATTTTTGATCGAGAGTTTATCGATTTCGGCGAGGTCGAAGGCTTTTCACCTGCGGCGACCTGTCCCCTGGCCCACGTGCCTGGCATCGAGCACGGCGCACTGCTCAGCGAGGCCGGTGATCTGTATAGCGTCGTCGGTATAGAGCCGGACGGCCAAGGCCTGGTGCGGTTAATTTTGGAAGAATTGTAATGGCGGATCATCGCGCCGAACAAATAATTAACGCATTTGTTGCCATTGTAACCGGCTTAACCGCGACGGGGAATCGAGTTAAGCGCGCGCGGGTGTACAACATTGGCCGGACACAAGTGCCGTCACTCTCGATATATATGGGGCCGGATACGCCGCTTGATGCGTCGGACGGCCAAACGAATTTTCGCTTTATCGACACAGAATTAACTATAGCGATAGTCATACACGTAAAAAAAATCGACGCATACGAAGCCGAACTTAACGAAATACGCAAGCAGATCCACATCGCCATTATGTCTGATATCCATCTTGGCTTGCCGAGTTTTGTCGTGCAAACCATTTGGCGTGGCGCCGATACGCCAGAGCTAGACGGCGGCTCTGAAAAGCCTACCGCAACGCAGCAACTTAACTGGGCGGTGCGCTACCGTCACAGCTTTACCGACCCTAGTCAGTAATTACTAACTAACATAAAGGAAACCATCATGGCATTTTTAACCAACCGAGAGGTAATACTCGCCTCAGTCGAGGCCAGCTATGGCGTTGATGCTGCACCTGTCATTAACAACGCCATGTTGGTGGAGAATCCAGCCTGGGCCCACGAAGGCTTGCGCCTTGTCGAGCGCAATGGTATACGCCCTAGCATTGGCAAGTTGCAGCAACTGTTTGCCGGTACCTTGCGCGCAATCAGTTTTGAGCAAGAAATAAAAGGGTCGGGCGCAGCAGGTGTCGCGCCAGAAATGGGCGTACCGCTGCGCGCGTGTGGATTGCAAGAAACTATCGTTGCTGATACATCCGTTGCCTACGCGCCGCGTAATACCGCTCACGAGAGCGCAACGATTTACTATTACCACGAGGGTAAAATTAACGTCCTCACAGGTGCACTTGGCACTGTCTCGTTTTCGCTCGAGGTGGGCGGCAAAGGCATGGCCAGCTTTAATTTTATTGGCCATTCAGGCCCGCAAGTTGATGGTGCCGTGCCTAATCCTAGCTACGACGCTTTGGTGCCACCACCTGTGATTGGCGCAGGGTTTGATGTCGGTGGTCACGCAGCGGTTGTCGCGGCATTAAGTATTGATCTTGGCAATCAGCTCGCGACCCCGCCCGACATGAACGCCGCGGATGGATTTAGCGAAGTGTTTTTGGTGATGCGAGATGTCAACGGATCGTTTGACCCACAAGACACGCCCGTTGCAACAGTAGATTGGGAGGGCATGCTACGCAGCAACGCCACCGCCGCGCTAACAACCGGCGTCATCGGTAGTGCTGCGGGCAACCGCTACCAAATCGATATGCCAAAAATCGCTTACCGCAGCATGGCGCCGGGTGATCGCGATGGCGTACGCACGCTAGAGATGGGTTTTGGCGCGACTGAAGATATCGGCGACGACGACTTTATACTGACATTTACTTAAGCGAGCAGCTATGGCTATATCAATTGTTAATAAATTATCAACCGTCTGGTATGTGCCAAGGCCGGAAATCGAGGCAGCAAGCCCGTCACGCTTTAGCTTGCGCCCGTTAAACGGCATGCAATACATGGAGGTGATACAGGAAACCACGGGCGCAGGTCTTGATATCCGTATTAGTGGGCGAGGTCTCAAACTCGCGCTGGAATACGGGCTGGTGGACTGGGAAGGCATCACCAACGCAGCCGGCGAAAAAGTTAACTATTCTCGCATTGAGTTGCAAAAGCTACCGCCGGAACTGTTAACCGAGCTGGCTAACCAAATCATTATCCAATCAGATGTGACGGAAGACGAAATAAAAAACTCATCATCGCAGTAGTCGTCAACAAAAATAAGAAAGACTTCGACTGCGATAAATGCCAGTTCAAACACTGTGACAGCAGCGGCAAGCGGCCAGGCTCATTAGGGCCAGCAGGCTATCCAAAGTGGGAGGTGGCAGGGGTTATTCGTTCTAACATCTGTTTGAAGCCCATGATCACCACGCAAACGCAAACGCTGATTCGGCTTTATCGACACTACAACAACGGCGTGCTGCCACTTAGCGGCGGCATATTAGATCAACCACACTCGTTTACCCACGCCATGGAAGTACTCGATGCATGGCAATGTGAGACCTAATGCAAGATGACGTAAAGTTTAAAATATCTGCACAAGATCGCACCAAAACCGCGATCAATAGCTTTAAGCAAAACCTAAAGGGTGCAAACGCGGCAGTTCTTGCCTTTCGTGGCGCGATCGTTGGTCTGGCGGGTGTGGCAGTCCTGGGCAGGATCGCCGCGCGTACGCTTGATGCGGCCGACGAAATACAAAAGTTAACGCAACGTACCGGGGTATCGGCAGAGGCACTGTCACAATATCGCTTTGTCGCACAACAGTCTGGTGTTTCCTTTGAGACGTTAACGGGCGGTATCGTCAAAATGCAAAAAAGCCTGTCTGACGCAAATGCAGGTTTATCTACTTCAAAAAAAGCATTTGATCAGTTGGGTATACCGCTTGAAAAATTTACCGCTCTTAAGCCAGAGCAACAATTTAAAATACTCGCGGAACAGTTAAGCAAGGTCAAAGTCGAAAGTGACCGCACCCGCATCGCAATGGATATTTTCGGGCGTTCTGGCGCTGCACTTAACAGTGTTTTTATGGATGGTGCGGCAGGAATTACTGCTCTTATGCAAGAGGCGGATGACCTGGGTGTCACGTTAAGTCAAGATCAGGTCAACGCCGCCGCCGACGCAAATGATGCGATGGGTCGGCTACAAATAAAATATGCAAATGTTGCTAACACAATTGTCTTACAGCTTGCCCCGCAATTGGAGTCATTAGCCGACTTTCTTACGAACGATATACCGAAGGCGACTAAAATTGCTGTTAAGGCGCATGCGGCTCAGTTTGATCTTTTATCCGCAGGGCTGGCCGCGAGTGTCAAAGTTCAATTAGCGTTTAACCGAGTCGCTGAAAAAATACCTGTTTTAGGGAAATTTTTTACGAACTCTACCGACCTTATGCAAGCCCTTAGCCTGGCCTCAAAAAGTACATCGCTCCACTTAAATGAGACGCTGAAAGCCACCGAAGCCCTCGGCAAAGCATCTGCTGGAGCAGTCCCTGATCTGCCAGACATAAAATTGGGTAAAATCGAGACGACAGAAGATCCCAAAGACAAAGCCGCAGCAGCCCGCGCTAAAAAAGAAGCGCAACGCGACGCCGACCAACTCGCGAAACAACGCGAAAACTTTGCCACAAGGCTCGATAACTTGCGCGTCTCGCTATCCGGCGAGGAAGCTCAGATTCGTGCGGCGGCACAAAAGAATTTGGCCTTCGTTGCCGAAGCTGGTCGGCTCGAAGTAGGCACAATTGAAGAACGCGAGGCCATCAAGCGCGAAGTGTTACGCCAGTCGGAAGAACAGATAACCGACATGCGCGCACAAAAACGGGATGAGAAATTGCAAGAAGCGCTGATCGAGCGTGAGCGAATTGTCGAAGAGTTTGGCACCGACGCTGAAATACTCGGATTCGCGCTAGAACAGCGCCAACTCATGATTGATAATGCATTGGCGAACAGGCAAATATCAGAAGCGCGCGCTCGCGAATTACAGTTAGCAGAAGAAGATAAATTTTTGAAAGCACTGTTACAGACAGAGCGTCGCGGCTACGCACAACGACAACAATTTGAACGTGCCTCGTTGCGTGTTAAGTCGAAAACTATATTTAACGAGTTGGATAGCATCACTCAAGGCGTTGCAGCACATAATAAAACGCTATTTAGGATTAACCAAGTTGCAGCAATTGGTCAAGCAGTCATTGGCGCCTACGAAGGCATATCAAGAACTTTAGCCGCGTACCCGTACCCCATAAACATAGCGCTTGCAGCTGCGCACGGCGTTGTCGCGTTCGCGCAAGTCAATGCCATACGCTCGCAATCATTCGACTCGGCGGGCGGTGGCGCTCCTAGTTTCGGTGGCGGTGGATCTGTCGGCACCTTCCCCGTCGACCCGGTCAACGGCTTGCCGCAAGCGGCATCTACCGATCTCTCTGTCATCGATGAAACTCAAGAAACCCAGCGTGAAGTGTTTGTCGTGTTTCAGCCTGACGGCGTGTTTTCTGGCCGCGAGTTAAACAACTTTTTAGACCAAACGGCAGAGCGCGAAAATGTTAATCGCCGTGATTTGAGGATCGCTTAATGGGGTTGCCCATACTTTGCGCGGGTAATTTATTTGTGCCTCCCAATCCGCGTGATGTGCTAATACAGCATAGCGGACAGCAACCTAATTTCCCGGTGAATTTTGCATGGTCAAATATCGAGACCGAGGCATGGATACATAACACAAGCGGCCAGGCAGTTGTAACTCTCGATACCCTCTCTCAAAAAGAGGCTGACTACTGGATGATACGCGGCGTGTTTGATAGCGCCGTGTTGCAGACATCAAGCGACGGGCAAAACTATTTAGATGTTGGGCCAGCCGTATCGGGCCATAACAAAGTGTTGCTTAGTTTGTTTGGCTCGATCACGACGCGTTACTGGCGCTTTGTCATTAACCGCGCTAGTGCGCCTCCCGAAGTACAGCATTTGTGGGTCGGCCAAAAATTAGAAATACCACGCGGTATGTCGCCAGGGTTTTCGCCGCACGCGTTATCTATTGTTAATAACTCTACAGCCGCAGTGACACAGTTAGATCAATTTTTAGGCGCAACCGAAACGCCCGGCAAGCCAACAGCGCGCATAAGTTTAGATTATTTGCCAGCGGAGTGGGTGCGCGAACAGTGGCGACCTTTCATCGCTCGCGCGTATAACGTAGCAGTAGTGTTTAGTTGGGACCATGACAACGATCCAGGAGATGCGATTTTTGGTTGGATACCAACACAAACAATTAACGCGACGTTTAGACAAACGAGGCATTACATGCAATTACGATTTGATATTAAGGGCGACACGTAATGACAGCGATAATAACCAAGATTTGGTTGCAATGTGAATAATAACTTTTTAAAACCTGGTGAAGTTGCATTTTCGGAAGGCTCATTTTTGGTCAAACTCGGTGCGGTATGCGTGATTCTGATGGGCGCGAAGCATAGTAGTGCCATTGTATTTGAGGGCGATACGGTTTTTGTGCCTCATGGTTTTTATGTGCACGCTCTTATACCGTCCGTTTTGGTATCGTGTGATCCCGACAAACAAAAATATGATGATTTTATATTGGATCAATTATGTTTTGCATCGAGGTTGAGGAGTGCAGACATAAGAGCAGCAATAATGTGGTTGATTAACAGGCTACTGGTTACCCGTCGTAAAGATACAATTAAAATACATATAGTACAAATGGCTATAGCACTCGGCACGTCAAGAGAGTGGATGGGCAAAGGATTAGCGTCTCTAATATTAAAAAATAAGGTGATCAAAAACCATGACAACACTTTTTCAATCAATGCTAATTATGACTGTGATTACATTGACGACGATTTTGACCGCAACCGCGGCGACCGTATCGCCTAATAGATCATTCGACACCAGGCCGTTAAAATCGTTGTCCACGGGGTTAACCATTGGCCGTATCGCTGTAGGTGCTCAGTGCGATGATTTTAGTTATTCTATACGTAATTTTAGATACCACTATGCGGCTAATGCGGACGGACTTGAAGGTGTCGCAATTTGTGCAACACCACCCGTTGAAATAATCATTAACCCTTGGTTGAGAGCCGCACCAGGACAAATCGAATTTGAAGATTATACGTTTGCGCAAGATCGAGACGAAAGAAATCGTGGTGGCGCATATCGCAATGATTTTGGTGTCGACGTAGAGACGCGAGCTAGTGGTAATGAGACGGTTACAAATGTCGGCTGGACAGGCCCTGGGGAATATTTAGAGTACGAAATCGATGTTATTACTACCGGATTTTTCGACGCCTCATTTCGTTATGCTCGTATTGACACAGGTGTCATTGTTGTTATGGGTGTGTTGATTGACGGCATAGAGGTCGCCGAATACAGTGACATTATATCTGTTACAGGGGCCTGGGACAAATGGGAAGTTACACCTATTGGCGGGTTACTCCTGGGTCGAGGTACACATACGATACGTGTTGAGATCAGATCGGGTTATATAAATTTAGACTGGTTTAAATTGAATCGCGAGGGTTTTGTAACGCTGTCCGCTGGCGGTATTGCTTAAATGACAATAGTCGTCGTTAATCAAGCTGGTGGTGCAGACTTTGCTAATCTTCAAACCGCGATTAATGCTGCGCCTGCAACGCTCACAGAACCCTACGAGATACACTTAGTACCTGGGACTTACGCGGGTGACATTGTAATTCCTGCCAGGGTGGGCGAGTCATTTAATAACTTTATTAAGATAACCCACACCCCAGGTAACGCGGCTGATGCTTTTGGTGGCGGTTCGGGTGCGCATATCCTCGGTAATTCCGGCGGTCACGCTAACACGATTAACGGGGGTTTTGTCTGGTACCAAGGGGTTGCTGTAACGCTCGACTCAATAAGCGGGGCATCTGACGAGGCTTTCCGCGTTAATAACAACCGGCTTTTAATACAGGCCTGTTTTATTGAGGCAACCAACAACCACATACAGCAAGACGGCGTATATTTCGGCAGCGGCAATTCAAAAACGGTAACCTTAGTTAACACGGTGATCCGAAAGTTTGGACGGGCTGCGATTCATATCCAGAAAACTGTACAGACAGTGGCAGGGGATTATACGATAGAAAGTTACCATAATACGATAGTTGATTGTGGTATTAACCTTGACATAGGGGTCGCATCCAGGGCAGTCGGCAGTGTTATATTTGACACAAGTATTAGTAATGCGGGCTCGTTAATCCCTAGTGATCTAAACGCAACATTTACCGGGTACAATAATGTTGTCGCCAATGTCCTCGGGTTTCATAATGGGATACAAGCTGACGCCGTCGACACCACGGCGATGGAGCTAAGGAATTTCTCAAGAAGCACCGCCATCGTTTCCCCAGGTACTATTAGCTGGGCAGGGCGGGGCAACTCGTCGCAACAAGACGCCTCTGTCGAGAGTAAACTTGGCGCACTTAATAATTACGGGCTTGCTTCTTTAGTTGATGTTGTGCCAGTCAGTGGGGAGAACATACTAGTTAGCGATTATGCTAACGGTGATTTTTCGGTTGCCGGAGAAAACGCATTCACTGTCACTCAGTTCGGCGTTCAGATTCCTGCCCCTAGTGACCCACGCGTCGATTTAACTGTTGATATCACGGGGTTATCAAGACCACCAATCGGTACTATTGGAGCATTCCAAGCTGATATCGCCCCGGCTGACGGTGACGCACCTATCATCACAAATAAAGGCACCGCGCCGACTACTGCAACAATCGGTGTTGCCTACACGCATACTGTTACCGCGTCCGATGCTGATAGCAATTTTGCAGATTTAATCTACTCGATAGTTGCGGCGCCGCCGGGCGCTGCGATTGATGCCGCGACGGGCGAGTTTACTTATACGCCTACAGCGCCCGGAGGCTTTGACTACACGATTGCGGTGAGTGATGAGCTTGGGCTGAGCGACCAAGAAACGATTATTATTACTGTAGCTGACAGCATACTACCAAGTAATATAACTGATCTTGTTGCGGTTGGTGTATCGCCGACTGATATCCGTTTGACCTTTACAGCGCCGGGCGACGATGGCAACGTTGGTGCTGCTGCTAGTTACCAAATGCGCTACTCGTCAACCCCTATTTTTACATTAGACGCGTGGGACAATGCGACGGTACTAGTTAACAGCTTTGTGCCGCAGCTACCAGGCACCGCTGAATCGCTAATTGTTAACGAGCTGAGCGGCGGTGGTCAGCTACATTTTAATGTTAGAGCGGTCGATGACGCTGACAACTTGGCCGCATTGTCTAATGCTAGCCCCGATGCCGCGTTTTTATTACCGCTAACACCGGGTAACTTACAAAGCGTTGTCAACGGGCCAGACACGATCATACACGCCTGGAACCCAGTTCCGGGCGCTAGCGCGTATCGTTTGCGGGGCAGCGCAAGCTCACCCGTCACGGCAGGCGACCCCATTATCGCTGACAATATACAAGACACGACGTATACAGAGACGGGGCTTGATGCTAACGTGACTGTATACCGCGCCGTGTCGGCAATAACTAACAATAATTAGTATGATAAGTGAATCGCTACTTAGTAACACAACTAGTGCTACGCCGACGCTTATCGCTTTAGAGTCGGGATTAAGTAACCAGCAGACCACGGTCGTTGATTACAACCCGCGTACGTTTATAGAGCAAGCATCAGAGATTGGCAACAAACCAATCAGCGTGGTTGAAATTGATGTTGAGGAGTGCACCAACGTATACGGCGACGCAGCAACAGGCGGGCAATGTCGTGCCGTTTTAAACGCCCCCAACCACAATGATATTGTCTTTACAAAAAAATGCTTTGAGTGCTTTAAAACGTGTCAGGATACAGAGCGCTTCGGCGCGCAGACTAAGACAATACGTTTGGTTACACCTATCCACGGTTTGCCAACACATTTTAATTATGATCCGGTAGGCTTGCCATGTCTCACCGGCATTGATCAAACTCCGCAGAGCATTACACAGGGCCAGGGGCTAGGCCGCGCAGCATCGCTTAACGTGCGATGTGTTGATTTTCCGTATCACGACGTGGGTCTTGATCCTTACGTTGACGAGCGCGATTATGATCCGCTAAATCGCGGTACTTTTTTCGGCAAATTGCAATCACGATATCACTTAGAGCATCGCGCAATACGACACAGGGTCGGATACATTGATAAAGAAAATGATTTAACCACATTTAGGACATCAACTTATCAGATTGACGGCTTCCGCGGCCCTGACAGCCGTGGTAATGTAACCATTATCTGTACGGACAGGCTTAAGCTGGCTGGCGCGGGTATTGAGCTCAACCAACCAAGCTTAATACCGCTGCCCATGGAGTTGGCGCTGACAACGGATATTGAAACCACATCAACAAGTTTTGGTGTGAGCAATGGCGCAGAGCTAACGCAAGCCTTAGCCGCTGACGGATCAGATGTTGTGCAAATCAACGATGAGCAAATCCGCATTATCATGCCAATTGTTAACGACACCGCGCAAATTACTCAGCGCGGTTGGGGCGGCAGCGTGATAGATGATCACTCTATCGATGATAACGTGCAAAACTGCATCATATTCAACGGCAACGTCACAGACATTTTAGAGGCAATCATATTACGCACGCCGCTCACACAAGAAAATATACCGCGTACGCGATGGGACATACACAAAGAAGGGTTCTTATCGTTTTATAATTTTCAACGCACATTGGGCCTGCCGACGGCGGCCGAAGCATTGATACAAGAGCTGTCTATCGATGCGCTATTTGATGTGTGGTTGGAGCCAGAGACTAATACGGTAGAGATACGCCCTATCTCGCCAGGCATGGCAGGGCAAGAATACAAACGCGTTAGCCATCAGTCCAGCATCGTCGCGGGGTCGCTGACATTTGAGACGCGATACAAAGAGCAAGTGACACGGCTGTCGTGGCTATACGGCCCTGAGAGCCAAGCGCAGAACGACAATGACAATTTAAAGCGAGCGTTGTCCGAGGTTGACTTAGTTGCAGAGCGACCAGCCGCGCGCGGCGTTGTTAGTTTGCGCCGGGAAAGCAGCCAATGGATTGGCAAAACACAACGTAGCGCCGTCGCACAAACTGCCGGTCGCGTCTTTGCAGCGTTTCAACAGCCGCCGAAGCAGGGGCGGTTTGATCTCGCAGCAAAAGACTCTGATTTAAAAATAGGTGACTTATTTGAGTTAGAGGTGCCGTCATCTCAAGACGATACGGGCGCCACTGAAATTATATTAGCGCAAGTCATCAGCCGCGACGAAGTTGAAATTGGCGAGTTATACCGGTATGAGTACAAGTCCGCGTTTTTTAGGTTTGGTTTACGCAACGCGTTTATTGCGCCGGATGATGCGCCGCATTATGACTTAGCTACAGATTTAGAGCGCCAACTGTATTCGTTCATTTCGCCTGATACCGGTCAGTTTGATGACGGTACGGCGGCGTATTTAATTATTTAAGGTGACATATGATAGAGCATAATAATTTAACACTTGCGCAAACATCGGCGGGTGCACCGGTGACACAGTTTATGGTGCGCACATTGTTTGATAACCTGTTTGCGTTTGCCGAAAAGCATGCGCTATCACCAAAGCTTGCAGCCGGGTACATTGAGCAGTCGATGCTTGATGCTAATGTTGACTCTCGTCTGTTAGATGGCGGTCGGATACAGCAAGCGCATTTTAGTCCTAATGTTGTTAGTCAGTCGGCGCTAAAGACGGCTTCTTTTTCGATTAATGGTGTTGCGCAATCATCAACCTTTGCTAGTAATACAGTCGTGCTCTCTCATCCGGCAGGATCAAGCGGCGCAGCGTATGATTTGTCTCTTGGCCCGCAGATAAATAGCCAGGGAGGAGGCGCATCTTTAACGTTCGCGCCTGTCGGATACGTGCTCAGTGCTGTGGCGGTACCCAATCTTAACCCGTCACCGGGGCAGAGTACCATCGTATCGGGTCATTTAAATGTTACGTGGTCGGGTCAATACATTACAGCGTCAAAACCCTATTCGCTCGACGGCGAAAACGAAATCGAGTGGTTCGTCTTTGTGAAAATAAAAGATGGAATTATTGTTGCTATATCAGTCGCCGAGGATCCGCCGTGGGCGCACAACGGGCCTACAATTACTACTCCCGACGGATACTTTGGCGTAGAGCCTAACCAAAATTATGACCCCAATGACCCAGGCAGCGAACCAATGCTGCCGCCAGAAGGGCCGACTGGAAAACCGTACAAATTAGTGAGTAGCTTGGCAGGCCAAGATATCATCGGTGCGTTGTCAGACCCCGCGTCCCGACAAGCTGCCGCGCAAGCAATACAAAACCGCACTTTTACAAAGGTTGCGATTGATTACGACTACAAAAACAAGGACATGGCTGAGTATCCGCATCCATTTTTTGCCGACGACGATTTGGCAGATAGCGAAATTTTTATGGCAGATTACTTGTCGCCGATTATGCTAACACTTGGCCCGGCTGCAACAGCGTCAGATATTCAAAATCTGATTAACCAAGGCGTGCTGGGCTTCACGGATACAGTCAACCGACCAGGCCCGCCGGGCGTTACTCTTAAAACCATAGATTTTATTTAAGATATGGACACACAACAAATCGCGGTACAGCAGTACCGTGAGCACATCGTGACGCCTGTATTAAAGTGGTTAGGCATGTATAGCGAGTCAGCAGTGCGATTGGTGATGGGCACTGCGGCAACAGAATCGCATTTTGATTTTATAAAGCAAATAGGCGGTGGCCCCGCGCTAGGCAGATATCAGATGGAGCCAGCAACGCACGATGATATTTGGGATAACTATCTAAGATATAAACCGGCGCTACGTGATAAAATTTTGTACGGTGTCGGTGCGCTGTTTGATCAAGATGTGCCGCGTCATAGGTTGTTAACCGGTAGCGATTATTATGCAACTGCGATGTGCCGATTGCATTATCGCAGAGTTAAAGCAGCGCTGCCCGATCATGACAATATCGAGCAGCTCGCAAATTATTGGAAGCAGCACTACAACACTTACAAAGGCAAAGGCAGTGTCAACAAGTTCGTTGATGATTATTTTAGATACGTAGGAGAAAACCATGCTTTATAGATTGCTTATCTTAATGATTTTTGTGTTTACGTCCGCGTGCAGCAGCACCGGCGGCACGCTTAACACTGACGGCTCGTTTGTATCAAACTTAGCGATTAATTATGCAACATTAAAGGTCATTGAAAACAGTGGTGCGCCGGTATCTAAAGCCAGGCGCATTGTCGCTATTGCTAAAGACACAAAAACGTTAGTCGATGCGGGCACGCTGGCGTTGGTTCCGCAGCTCGAACAAGTAGTGCGCGACAAAATTAACTGGAGCAGTCTTGACGCATCCGACACCTTGCTTGTAAGCGCGCTATTGCTCGCTGTACGGGCCGAGCTTGATCAGCGTATTGACGGCGGCACGCTGGATGCTAATACAGTGCTCACCGTCGCGCATGTGCTCGATATTGTCATTAGAGCGGCGCAGCCCATTGCTGATAGTTAGTGATGACCGTCTATTTGCTGCACGGTTATAACGTAAGTCGCCCAGAAAACACGGTAGGACAGTGTATTGCTCCACTGCTAGAAATGGGTTATCAACCCGAGCTGATTGAATACGGGCACGTCGGTTTGCTTAACCTGCGGCCGCGAAACGAAACGGCTGCTATGATGCTGCGCTCTATCGTTAAGCCAGGCGATGCGCTGATCACTCACAGCAACGGCGCAGCGATTGCGTATGAGGCGGCGCTTAAGTATGGGCTACACGGTTTGTCTGCATTAATGATGTTTAACCCAGCACTCGATCAAAAAATTATATTCCCGCGCGATACAGCATCGCGCATTGTCGTTGCACACAATGCGACCGACGCGCCAGTGTTAGTGTCGCGCCTGTGGCGACGCATTACTCAGTACTCGCCGCTCTCGTTGGCTTATGGCGAGCATTTGTGGGGCGCAGCGGGGCGGTTTGGATTTGAAAAGCGAAACCGCTATCATGCGCACATTGATATGAGCAAAGGGTCGCACGGGGTGAAGGGCCACAGTGGACAGTTTAGACCGCCGGAAATTACCGCGTATTGGACGCGACGCATCATGCAAGCCGCAAAATTAGAAAGCTTGACCAGGGTACAAAAATGAAATACATAACATTAATTATCGCCCTATGCTTGCTAGCATTGCCATCTCACGCTAAACGGCAACATACAGAGCGATGGTATCAAGAGCGACACTGCAAAGGCGCGATAGAATACCGTTTGCCTGATGCCATGCGTGTTGATTGCTTAGTTGGTGGTTACGCAATTGAGTACGATTTTGCTAACAAATGGGCTGAGGCGATAGGGCAGTCGATGTATTACGCGGCGGTGACGGGTAAAATCGCGGGCGTTGTGCTGATACTCGAAAAGCAAACGGACTGTCGGCATATCCCAAAAATAAAAAAAACGATTAAAGATTATTGGATACCGTTAGACATAGAGCTGATTGGCCCCGACGGCGAGAGCGGAATTAAAGTTGTAAAGTGTGAGTAACAGACAAGCGTAATAAATAACTTAAATTAGGATAAAAGGCATCGCATGGCGCAAGATAATAAAGACCCCATTAAATTTTCTGAAAAGCTTGTTTACGGCCTGGTATCGTTAGTGCTAGGGTCATTGATATTGTGGGTTGGATCACGTATAGATCAACAATCTGAGGATTGGCGCAAACAATCTATTGAGATCGCGCTGATCAACCAATCAATCACAAACTTAAAAGCTCAGCTATCACAATTTACAAAAAAACCGCGATTCAGTCGCCAAGATTTTTACATCGAAATGCGGCCGTATGACAAACGCCTGCATCAGCTTGAGGCTACCGCTCAAAACCCGATACGCCCCTAATCGACTAAGATCAGCACATTGATCTTAGTATGTCACTTACTCAGTTACTTACTTTATCATCGGCCGCAATCACCATCGGCGGCAGCCATTTGACAGCAAACTTACGCTCATCACTGTCGCGCGGGCCTGACCAAAACCCATGCCAGTGTGCGCGACGGATGTGCGGCGATATTTTTCCGTGCTGGGTATAGTTTGCACTCCTGATCGCCTCGCCTGTCGCACAGCCTAGCTGCCAGATATGAGGCTTTGCCGCCGGGAATAATCGCCAGCCTCGTTTTGTCCGTTTTGGCGTAGGCTTTGAGGGTCTGCTGTCAGTATGATCATAGTCAACACCGTCGCTGCAAACGTATAAAATTAATGAGACGAGCGGATAGATGTCGCTGCTAATGCTCTCGACGAGCTGAGCGCTGTCTAATTTAAAATCGATATTTGCTAACTCAGCTTGTTTTTTTGCCTCATTGACAAACCGATCAACCGCCTCAGTTATTGTCCAGTCGCCGACATGCAGGCAGGTAGGTATCAGCCCGTCCTCTGTGTCGAGTAACAATCGTAGCTCAACACGCTGTGTATTGATGTCAAATTCAAGGTGCGTCCAAAATCCGACAATTGGCTTGCTCTGCCATGTCAGCTTTGCCGTCTCGATATAAAATGACCATTCAGGCATATGCAACAATACCGACGTTGGCAATGCACCCTTGGGCACTGTGTCCGTCACAGCGTCAAACAGATCACTATCTAACTTATAGATACCCTGCGTGTATCGCCAAGCACCCATCGCCGCCAGGCCGCTCACGTCGGGCATCTGATGCAAGTCTAATTTATCAACGCCAGCATCCGCACTAACGATGCCATACCATGCAGCCATCGGCAAAAAGCACCACTCTGGCCAGTCCGGTAAATCCTTGCCGCGCGATTGGCGATACACATCAACCTGTCCCCAGGCCTGCGGGTAGCGCTTGCTAATAGCGTTTAAATGGTTAAGAGGGCGCGGTATGCGCCCCCTGTTTGGGTGGTTAGTCATTGCCTATCTAATAATCGTCTCTAGCAACAAGCACATCATTAGGGCAAATATCATAACTTTTGCCCTCGCAATCAATAATCGCATGACTGTATTCATCGATCGCACTGCTACGCTTAATTGCTGCATACTCACTTCTATGCGTCGTATATCCCTTGCCTCCATAATATGACGCTAATACAACCGCGTAAATCGACCCCTCAGGGAAATCTATATCACGGTCATAACAGTCACTAGCGATATCGTAGATGCTGCCGTCATTGCTCATTTTTTGAGGGATTGTGTATGTATCCATGATTTTTATCACCTTTTGCGATTTTAGCCCCCGTGTTCCGAGGCGCGAAACAGATTAGTTATTTAATCTATGGTTGTATAATACTATAATTATTTTAGTATTTCAAGGGTTAATTTAAACTATTTTAGGTTTGTTGGCCTCTTAGAGCTACTGCGCCCGCAACAACAACAGCAAAAAGCTTGGGCTTGTTTTTGTGCCAATTTATTAATGTCTGCTCGCTTGTAGCAGTTGCGTTAACAAGTTCGGCCAGGCTTTTAAGCCCTGCTTTTTTGCATTGTTTAGATGGTGTTATTTTACTCATTTTTTTACCAGTGAAGCATCGCATAACTCATAAATGTATTGGTAGCAATCGGTGCTCTCAAAGTCGTCGTAAAACCGGTGAGGGAATAACCCATGGCTGCCAGACTCTCTGACACCATCATCGCTTATCGAGGTGTCAGCCAGGCGCATATCAAAATCACAAAATGCGGCATGCCATGAGGGTTTAAAAAACCATTCCACCTGATCTGGCCATTGATAGCGACATAGGTCTTTGGCGCCACTTTTGTAAGCCAGATCAATAACCAGCATATCAACAGCGCGGTCGCTTTTATCTATGCTCAAGTCAAGGGTTGAGTCGGGCGGTGCGCTGGCGCAAGATAAATTTATCCCTTTTAATTGCGTACCGTCGCTCATGACTGGGTCGTTGCCGTAGTCATCAAAATCGAGCATAGCAAAACGCATGACCGCTTTTATCGCTGGGTTGTTAAATGTCTTGTATATTCTAACCCCGCCCTGGCGCAGAGTTACGCCAAGGAAGCCGCTTTGTCGCTGATTGTATAAGCGATAAATTAAATCAATATTAATTGTGTCCATATTTTCCTCTATTTTTCTCGGCGAATGCTAGTCCCAGACAGCCGAGGCTGGTAGCCAGTTGTCTAATACAGCTTCAGCGACCGCTAAATCACAGCCCTCAACAAGCATTTTCTTGGCTTTGTCACCGGCCGCTGACTTAAGATGATGCCCCGCATCGGTGTAAGCATCTGCTTTGATGTATAACGCTGCCACTGGGTATTGACGTGATAAAGCGTCAACATCTGAGCTAGGGTATGCTGGCATATCAACGCCATCGTTATGCTCGTCCTCCATTGCCTTATTAAACAGGTACTGGTAGTTAACCAGGTCACTAATGGCTTTTTGTAAAATACGTAGACCAGGGACGGCGGCATCTAGCGCGGCATTTTCAGCGATTATCTCGCGCACCCGGTAATCCTTTGCAGCAGCATTAAATATATCGGCTTGATCTCTCGCCAACGCTATTATATTGGCTCCCAGGCTGATGTAGTATGTCCCGCTGCTGGGCCATTCCGGATGTTCCGCGTGCAATTTGTGCGCGATGAAGGCACGTTCCGCGCTAAACTTTTCTGTGACGCCGCTGGGCAGTTTGACCATTTTTGTGGAAAAGTTAAACGTAAGCTCTGCGCCGAGGGCTGTTGTGATTTTTACTGTGGACATTATTTTTATCACCTTTTGCGATTTTAGCCCCCGTATTCCGAGGCGCGAAACAGATTAGTTATTTAATCTATGCGCCTATACTACTATAACTATTTTAGTATGTCAAGGATTAATTGAAACTATTTTAGTATTATGTCTCTCTTAGCGCTACTTGTATCTCACCCCACCACCTCGTCAATATCTATACTTACTACATCTAGCTTAGATAAAATGCTTGCTGTTTTATAGGTGATATTTTTCCCTTTATCAGGATATAAGCTATTGATTGTATTATGTTGGTAACTTGCTTTTCCTGATATGTTTCCACGCGTAAAATTAAGGCTAAGTCTATGAAAAATAAAGAAAAAATATGTGTTTTATTTGTTTGCATGGGAAGCATTTAACGAAAGTTACAAGTCTTTGATATATAAAAGATTAAAAATCTTTTCCTCTATTTTCCTTCTGTTTTCCTTTATTAATCTGATATTTTTAGCCATTCTGCCGCCCGCGCATCGTGATAAATAGCTGTTGTTTTATTGTGTTTGTGGCCAAGTAAATTAGTTGTATTAACGCCTTGTGCTTTATATAGTCTTTCGCTCAGCGAGCGGAGCTCGTGATAAGTCGGCGGCGTTTTTCCCGGCCATATTATCCCCGATGCGTCTCTAGCATGTTTAAATGATTTGCTGATAGTGTTTGCGTGTACCGGGTCGCCCCTACGCGCGCCCTGCATGTTTTTATCGTGATGTATGAGGTAGCGACTCACAGTTCGGTTTCGGCACATATTGATAACATCCCTAACCGACATGTTTATTGCTTCCATTTTTAAGGAGAGAGGTATCTCAACTAATGAGCCACTTTTTTGCTGCACTACTCGCAGCACGTCGCCATCGACGTGAGCGTAGGGATGGGTAGGCCACTTGTCACTTTTTTGCCACGCCAGCCATGCGTCATCCCAGTCTTTGCCTTTTTTGAATTGCATAATAGCGATATCGTCTAGGCGTTGGCCGGTCACTAAGCCCAACATCCATGCGTTATATCCGTATTCGTTTTTCTTGTGTTTTTTTATCTCGGCAAAATCATCAAGTATTAAGCGCGCACGCTTCACTTTAACTTTGGGTGCGCGGGTTGCGCTTGCTGGGTCGGCATAGCCGGCTGGCAATATGCCTTGATGTGTCGCCTCCTTGTATAGGTCTATCAAAGCCGACCGCATTGATTGCGCCATCCGATTTTTATTTTGACTTGTATATTTTGCAAAAATAGCGACCACATCTAAAACCGTAAGCTGATCTAGTTTTTTGGTTGGCCCGACATGACTCGTAACAGCTAATATCGCGCTCTTTCGTGTCCGTAGTGTGTTCGGTTTTAAGCCGCGATCCGCACACGCTTGTAAGTATATTTCCGCAAATTCGGGTAGCGTTACTTTGCATATACTGCGTCCGTCGGCAATGTTTTTAACGATATCGTCAGCTTGTTTAGTTAGGATAGTGTTTAGCTGCTTAGCTCTTTTGATTGCCGTCTTTAAGTCATTTTTTGCTTTTAGTGATTTTTCACTGCCGTCCCTGGGGTCTATCCAACTGTAGTATGTGGCGTCACTTTTGGTATGTGCTCGCAATCCATCGGGCCAGCCTGAGCGATTAGCTGAGCGGCGTCTTGGCGACATTAGTTTAGTATCCCTGCCACTACTGGGTCTATATTGTCTGCAAGTTTTGTTTTATCTGGTGCAACGTATTCCGCGTTTTCTTTTACCATCCAGCATCCACCAACTTTTCTGGGTTTAGGTTTTATTACCTCTCCTCTGGCCCATCCGTACAGCGTATTTTTGGCAAACTGTTTTGACCATTTAGACCTTGCCCACGCCTCAATCGGTATTTCTTTAATCATGGTTATTTCCTTTTGTTAGTAACATCCGCAGCGCTCCCGCGTTTCACCAGCTCTCTTTCGATGTACCATTTCGCTTTTTTTAGGTCTTCTTCTGCGTGATTTTTCAAGTCTGCGCGCCAGATGTATTTCATCGCGTTGCCGAGGTTAAACCCCATGTGCTCGGTGATATCAATACACTCAACGCCGCTCGGGTGGCTGGTGTAGTGAGGTGGGTGGTCGACTGGGTTAGTCATTATTTAGGGTCTCGCGCAGCGCTCGACGTCGTTGCCATTACACGGTTACCGTTTGCGTCTTTACTCATAAATACTCAAATTCAATTCGGTTGACCATTGTGTTGCGGTCGATCTTTGGGCCGTAGTGCTGCATTAGCATGTTGATAAATTCTTCTGGCGCAGTCATCTTGCGTAATAGCGTTTAGCGGTTCGCGGCGTACTGAGACGACACGTATGTTTGCTAGTAGCAATGGTTTCTCCCCTTTGCGCAGCCCCATGCATTTGTTCACCGCGTTGAGTTTTGTGCCGGGTTTTAAACCATCCCACGCAAATCGCCGTGTCACGGTTTTTGTTTTGTTACGCACCTGATCAGTAGTCAACGTGAAGCTCATGTTCCTCATACGCGCTTATTTATCTCCGCAATGAGGATAATGCCAATTCTTACAATGTTGGCATACCCCGTTAATGAAGCATAGCCTGTTTGTCAGTTCCCAATTAATATCTTTAAGGCGCTGCATCTCTTTGTCGTTTTCGTGTCTTTGTTTTAAAATCTTTTCTGTATTCATTTCCATAGCTGTCTCAAATTTAAGCTGTTTCACATAACAATCGCATCAACTTGGACGGCGCAAACTGCGCGCCTCCGGTTATGCTTGTCGTTATAACTGCTCATTACACTCAACGCCGCTCGGGTGGCTGGTGTAGTGAGGTGGGTGGTCGACTTGACAGCCGGGCGGCGAATGTAGCGCGTGACCACGATCTGTGATTTTGTTATTTTGCTACATGCAAAAACAACCGTGGCTTTGTTCCGTTTTTCATTGTCTCTAATATGTCGTTAAAGGCGAGCTCATGCACTTTATGTGGTCGCACAAGGTCGTACCACATCAAAATCTTTCCGTCTGCAATACGGTAACGGAATTTTGCTGTGATCGAATCGGCAACGTCACTGCCTTCAAACACTTTTATGCCAAGGGTTAATTCTTCTGGTATTTCTAGCGTGCCATTGGCGCCCGCAGTGTCGTTTAAATTTTCGTTATAGGCGAACTGGGTTTGTCCGTTTGCTATCCGCCGCCCAGATTTGAATGTGATGTCTTTATTGGATTGCAGGGTCAGGACAGTTTCGAGCATTTGCGCTGCAGATGGTTCGCGTATTTCTTCTAGATTTTTTTCTGTGAAAAGGGCGAACTCCATTTGATCCATTCTTTCGCCATCTTTGCTGATCCATTCGTCCCATTCGCGCGTTGTCTCGCATTTGTAAGCCAGGCAATGCTCTTTCCATGAGGGCGTATTAGAGTCTACGTGAAAATCAATGATAGCTAGAAATGATGCATCGGCGATACAGTAGTTTATTACGCTGTACTCGGTCTTGAAGGCATCAAAATATTCGATGAAGCTTTGTGCGTCTGCAAAGTTGCTACAGCCGTTTATGTGTTTCGGGCGCTCACGTAAAAAATCGAGCTCTTTAACGTTAACGCCGCGCGGTACAAATGCAAAGGCAGTGCCTTTTTCATTCCGCACTTCTATTTTACATAGCTGCTTTCCGGCTTCGATGGCGGTCGCAGTTTCGCCGGGTGTATTTTCAAATTGTGATGTCATTGTGCTGTTCTCCTGTTTTCGTTTGGTTAGCTGCCGGCCCTCATGGCTGGTGAAGCGCTAGCCTCAACGCCTCGCAAGGGCAGCTCGCTTTGGTTGGGATCATTGCGCTGCAGATTGCCATCGGGCGTGCCAAACATAATAGTGCAGCCTTTATCTTCTTCTGGCAGTTTGTCGATAATCTTTGGCGTAATTTGATATGCGCCATTGCGTAGCGGTTTAATGATTAACGTCAATCCGACCTCTGCTTTTTTGTTCGTCTTGCGCATTGCTTCGACGGCCTCGGCAAGTAGATCGCTCATTTCGAGCTGTATGCTGCCGCCAGAAAGGCTCGCGACTGTGCGGTTCCATAAATCGGGTTTTGCATTTGGGCTGAATATTTGCTCTTCCTGGCTCATAGCTTTAGCTCCCTGTTAATACTTGGTAGATGTGCGTGGTTAGGTTGGCGCGTGCCATGGCGCTTTTGCCGCTGTATATGTTGTCTGGTATGCCGTAATGTTTGCGCATGTCGTTTAGTCCGCGGCGGTGGTCGGGGTGTTGCGTGCGTTGCATTCCTATAAGACATTTTGGGTAACAGTGATTTGACAATGGTTCGTAGCCCATTAATTTTAATTCTTGGTCGACAAACGATTCGACGAACGGCATGTTGTGCGCAATGACTTCGGCTTGCTCGCAAAATCCGAGCACTTGGTCAGCGATATTTAAAAATAATGGTTGGCCTACGAGTTTTTCGTTAGTGAGTCCGTTTTCTTCTGCCGCGCCGGGCTCTAGTTTTTGTAACGGGTCTAGCGTTTGGGCTATGGTGTTGCCGGTGCGCATATGGTTTACCAGTTCTATCATCGCAATGGCACATACTCGGTTTATTAATGGGTCTAAGCCGGTGGTGTGTATTTGTAAGACGACCTGTCTCATGCTTGGGTGCCTTCGGTGGTGTGCTGGTTTATTTTTTTGTCGAGCCATTTGACGCCTTTTTCGGTGATGAATGTTTTTGCGTATAAATGCGACATGCCTGCGACTGGGTTTTGCCAATTTTTTAATGTAGTGCGAAAGTACTCGGCGTCGATATAGCGCTGTTGCGGTAGATTTTTGCTGTCGAATATGCCGTCGTTGCGTAGCATGGCGAATAAGCGCTTTGAGCCGACTCCCAATAGCTTGGCTGCTTCGCGTACGGTGTAGGTTTGTGACATGGTCATGGGGCTAGGAGGCGGCCTGCTGTTTGCTGGCTTTCAACGCCTGGGCGAATGCTTATGCCTTTGCCGTCTTGATATCCCATTCGCACGGCCGAAAGATCTATGTTGTCGCGTGCCTTTGCAGTTACATAGTCTGGCTGACCAAATATTTCGCCTCTTAATTTTAGTTTTTTATTTACTAAAATCATTGCTTTGTCGTTAGCGTTTGTTTCCTCTTTATCTACCTTCTTGAGCGCCCTTAAGTTTTCGCCAACAGCACCTACAGCGGCTATGTAATAGCTGTTTTTTGATCGCAATCTGCTTAGCTTTCTTTCTGTGCAAAGTCGCTTAATTGTATTAACAAAATAAAAGAATAAGTAGCCCGCCATTTTTACGTCAGATATCTCGCCTAAAAAAGCATTGTAGCGCTGGTTATTTTTATAGCTAAATCGAGTTATCGTGTCCGTGTATCGAGCAATATCAACAGTGAGAAATTCCACCCACTTTGTTGAGCGCCTAAATGGCGCGCCAACTGTCTCGCTCGTAAAGGAGTCACGGTCCAGCCCTTTTGTCAAAAGCTCAGCGTTGTCAATTTCGTACCGCTGCATTAAATGCTTTGCTTGCCGCGCGGCTATTGCTGCTTCGTGCGGGCTCGATACGTCATCAGCCATGGCTAATAATTTTTGCACTTTGTCTAGTACCTTTTTGCGTTCTGCGCTTAACATGACTTAACTTAGATGCCCAAGCCGTCGAATGCATAAAACAGGCAAGAACTTGCAGCGACGATGAGCAAAACAAATAGCAGCCAGTCACGGATGGTTTTACATTTGTTTTTGAGGGTGAGCTTGTAATACATGCTGCTATATGTCGCGCCACCAAGTGATATTCTTTTGCTCATGTTAAGTGCCTCTGTTGTTTAGGGTTGCCCCGGCACACGTCAGTAGGGTTGCTGGGTGTGCGTGGCGCCTGACAATGGCGGCTAGTCGGCTTGGGGCGGTGTCGTCATCGTGTCTAGGACGGTGACTTGGGCCTATGAAAGCATGCTTTAATAAAAAAAACAAGCATTCTTTCATTGTTTTTGTTCATCATGTAACGTTGAAAGCAACAACAATCGGAGGGATTTTGTATGCGTAAATTTGCTTTTTTGGTGTTTTTTACCTTGTGTTCTACCGCTGCTACGGGTGGTTTTTTAGGTATTTACTTGCCGAATGAGGTAAGAGTTACGCAATCTGATTTTGATAATGCTACGTATGTGAGCGCAGTCGCGGGTTTTGTTTTTAATAAAAAGGGGGTTTTTGCTGGGTCGCCGTTTAGCGTTGGTTATTACTGGAACAGCAATGATAGTGCTAATGTCGTGCTTGAGATTGGTGTCTTGGGTATTGTCTCAATCGACAAATTCAGGGTGAGAATTGGTTCTGATATTAGTGAATATTCACCGATCTCTATAACTGAATTCGATCTGCATGAGGTAACTGATAAGTCTACGCAAACGTTTCGAATGCCGTTATCAGTACTAGCACAAATGGTAGAAGGACCTGATACGCGTTTGCAGCTCAGCGTTGGTCGCGGTGATCTTTTGGAAGGGCGATTTAATATTGACAAAAAGTCGGCGACCATTCGTGGGGCGCGAAAATTTTTAGCAAAGGTAGCTGAGAAGTAAAATAATAGTTATGGCGCTAGTTCGGCTCGTAGCAAGATGGCTATTGATCGGTAGTGTCGCTGATTGACGCGACGCGTTCGTACTTTAATTGTGGTAGTGGTATGCCGAGCAACAACCTCAAACCCAACAATTTGCTGGGCTCATTTTGGCCGAGCTTTGTTACGGCTTCCAATATGTCTTGATTGCTTTCATAGGTTGACGGCTGTTCGGCAACCTTGGCGGTGACATGTTTTATTTGGTCATTTGGGTAGGCGTTGTTACTCGGTTGTTCGCCGAACAATAGCCACCGGATCGAGACGCCAAAGCCGTCTGCTACCAATAAAGCGTTGACGGCGCCAAGGTTTTTGGTGTCGCCGCTTATCCATTGGCCAACTGCCTGGCCGCTTACTCCCGCGAAATCACCAACTTGTTTTAGCGTTAAGTTCCTTTCTTTGCGCGCCTTGTCTATGCGTGCGCCAATAGCTATTCCGCTTATATTTTTGCTCATGTAAGTATTCTTTCAGTTTACAACGAAAGAATGCTTGAATTTATAGTTAAAGCATGCTTTCATAGGTCTATGACAGACGCGGAAATCATTAAAAAACTGGGTGGACCAACAAAAGTGGCCGATTTGTTCGTTAACTGCACGCCGCAGGCTGTTTCTCAGTGGTTGATAAATGGTATTCCGCCACCGCGTCGACAATTATTGATGCTGCTGCGCCCTGATGTGTTTCCACAGCAAACTCAAACAGCATGATGCGGAGTAGGCGACGGTTTTGTTCGATGTGCTTGAGCGTCGGGTAGCTTATACGCCGCGTGATTGTTGAATTAACAAGGTAATAGATATGTACTCTGACCCTACAAAAATTCGAACTCATATAGTTAGGCTCCGGTTTTCTGACGAAGAACATCGCCTGATTCAAGCGCTCACTGATTACACCGGTGAGCAAAAAGCCACGTTGTTGCGTCAGCTTATTCTTGAGCAAGCGACGGATATATTAATGCCTATGCGTGGGGCTAACGAGGGCGCTGTAGTGACCTCGTTGCGTGCCTGAGCGGTTGCGTTACAGCCACTATTGAGGGGCCTATTAGGTTTTTTGCTTTATGTCACAACACGAAAATGTATCGCTGTCGGATAAGGAGCGCGAATGGGTTGAGGCGGTTGCCCAAGAGCGTGACATAACGTTCGAAGAGGCTGCCGCGCAGCTTGCGTCTGAAGGTTTGGCGCGCCGTGTGAACAGAAAAACGCGCCGCACGCCGTCGTCAAATGTTAAGAAGTTTAAGCGATGATTTCCGCTTATCATTTTCCATGGTGTCGCGAAAGCGGCTCTGTTCTCTTTGGCGCTTTTTTGTAGATGGCGCCTTTTTTTATTTATGTGAGGTGGTTATTGGCGAACGTAAAGTGCAGCTCTCCGCCAAGCGCTTTGAGCGCAGCTTCCATGCGCCGCACTTTGGTTTCGTGATGCGGGTCGAGAATACGGCGTGCTTCTTTTTCGTCCACATCCAGGCGTCTGGCCAGCTCAGATTTGCTGACATGCTGTTGGTTTGCCAACTGGTAGATAGCCGCTTTGAACGCTGTTTGAGCAGGCAGGCTGATACACCGCTCGCCTTTTTTAGGTTTGCTGTGAGTTGGGATGGGCAGACCATCGTCAATATAAGCAGCAATGGCTTCTTCAAGGGCGTCTGCGGCGTTGATCAGGGCTTGATCAAGGTTGTCGCCCTGGGTGATGGCTTGCGGCACGTCACGGAAGGTGACGGTATAACCATCGTTCTCTTTGGCAAATTTTGCCGGGTAGATGTAGTTCATGTGTTCACTCCAGTTTCGGTTCGGTTAATCGATGTTCAGTTGTTTTCTGATCGCTGCAAGGGTTCCTCTTTTCAGTTCGCCATTAGGCACGGTGGCAAATTTATCGCCGTAATAAATTGTTATGTGGCTGCCTTTTCCACGTTTTTTGTCAATCCGAAAATCAACGCCATTCGTCTTGGCTGTTTTGCGTGCTTCCTTGATGAACTGTTCGCGATTCATGGTTGTTATAATCGGTCATTAATGTCCGAAAGTCAAGCATTAATATTGGGCGGAGGTGGTGATTGAGTGATGGTGCGTCACCTCAAGTGGAAGATGGTTTCACTTCGATTGCGAATGAACTTTTGGAGGCGATTATTCGCTTTGATTTTTCTAAGCGACAACAGAAAATTGTCTTCGCAATCATACGAAAAACGTATGGATTTGGCAAAAAAAGTGACGATATCAGCCTGTCTCAAATGCATGAAATGACTGGAATTGCTAAAGGACACTGCTCATTAACGGTCACTGAATTGGTAACCTTAAGAGTTTTGCTAAAAAGTCAAGGTAAGTATGGCTATCTCATTGAATTAAATAAAAATTATCTCGACTGGGGGTTACTAAAACAGTAACCAGAAAAGAAAAAACAACGCGCTAGAGAGGATGTTGTGGATAACCTGTTTATAAGCTGTGGATAACTCAGATAGAGGGGTTACTAAAACAGTAACGAAGGGTTACTAAAACAGTAACGAAGGGTTACTAAAACAGTAACGAAGGGTTACTAAAACAGTAACCACAAAAGAAACTACCAAAAGAAAACCAAAAGAAAGAAAGAAAGAGTAGTGACAATATCACTAGCGGAGAAATCGAACATGCAACAGAAAACCTCAGTCACCCACCACGCGACGATGACAAGTCTTGCATCCACACACTCTACCGTGAGCATTGCTCAGAATCAGAACGTGACACAGGGGAGCAAAAATCTTCGCGGTGATTACACGTACAAACGGCTGGAAAGAATTTTTAAAACCCGTTTTGCAAAACATTACGCAACGACCCGTGACGTAGATGCATTTATTCATATCTGGGGGCGTGCGCTCGCTGATCTGAGCCGTGAGCAAATGAAACTAGGGTTTTTGAAATGTGAGCGTGATTGCATGTATCCACCCTCGACACCTGCTGAGTTTCGTAAGCTGTGTCTCGTGCAGTCAAGCGATATGGGTTTGCCTGACTGGCGCAAGGCGTACCGGGTTGCTTCTTCGGCCCGTGCTACCGAGATCATGTCGCATGAGTCAACGCAACAGACGTGGCAGCACGCGGTGATTTGGCACACAGCACATGACGTGCGTTTGGACTGGTGGTACTTGAGCCGTCAATGCACGACCGACCCGGCGCTAAAGGCGCACTTTGAACCTGTCTACCTCGATCACATTCAACTTTTCGCTCACGGAAAAAACCTGTCGATCCCAGCTAAGTGCGTGATGCCCGCCTTGCCTGCCGCGCAGAAACCACAGCCTAGTGCCGATGAATTGGCAAGCGAAGAGGCGGCACACCAAGCGTGGCGTGATAGCTTGATTAGCATGGGGCTGCGCTTGCCGAACCGTGATGAGGCAGCGCGATGAAGTACGATGCCGAGGATGTGTTGCAGCAATGGGCCTGTCATCAACGCAGCATTAAGCTACCGAACATGGGCTACCCGTCTGCTGTGTCTTGCTTTGCCGCGATTAAGGCTACGTCACCCGATTACTCAGATATGCCCGATGAGTTCCTAGCGTTATGGGACCCTGACAACTACCCTGAGCAATTCATGATGCAGGTTGAGATATGGATTTGTGAGCTGGATGAAAAAAAGGTTCGTGCTGCGCAAATGTTGTTTGTCTGTTGCAACACTGAGCGTGCTGCCGCGAGTAAGCTAGACGTAGGAAAGTCGACCATTCAGCGTTGGCGTGCAGTCCTTGTTGGGCATGTCCAATTCAGGTTAGACAATGAGGCGTGGAGAAGGGATTTGCATGCCGGCTAAAAATAAATGTTGCAAGCGCGGGCCAGAAAGTGCTACTTTTGCCCCACGCTACAGATTTCTGCGTTACATCCAAGCCGCCTTCGCGGCTTTTCTGCTTTCTGGGGTACACGAAATGACCGACAAGTCACTACGATTTGTTGACGCTCTACGTGTGTCCTGCATATGTGTGCTTGTCGCATTGCTGATGTTTTCGAGCGCGCCATGCTGCTACGCTATGTCGTTAGCTGATGGCAATGTAGGCTCTGATGGTTGCAATTAACGTAAGCCTCGATGTCCGCAAAGCTGAGCGGAGGCTTAAGGGGTTAGGCGTATCAATCCCAAAGATCACCGTAAGGGCGCTGAATAAGACTGGCGTTGATGTAACCCGGCAAGCGATCAAGCCATTGGCAAAACAGATAGGCATTAAACAATCAGCGCTGAATAAAGTGCTGAGGCTATCAAGAGCAAGAGTAACTAACCTTGTGGCTGTGATCACCCCCGTTGGAGTGCGCGCAGTCAATCTCATTGAGTACGGTGCACGCAAAGCAAAAGACGGTGTGCGCTCGAAGGCGTGGGGTGCGAGCCGTGTCTACAAAGGCGCGTTCATTATCCGTGCTCAAAATAGCGGTAAGCGAATAGTTATTGCACGCATGACAAAGGCAGAGCGAGCGCGAGCTCCTCGGGGCGGCAAAACAAAAGCAATCTATGGCCCGAGCATTCCGGTTGAGTTTCTTAAGCCAGCCTTCAACAAGTCACTAAAGGCCATTAGTCGGGCGCGGTTTCGAAAACACTTCGAACGGGAGATACGTAATGAGCTGCGAAAAAATTCATAGGTTCTTCCCTGGGAAATTGGCTTACCGCGAAGGCGTAGCG